GTGATTGGTTGATCATCAGGACCAGGTTGAACGATTGGGAATTCAACATCACCGTTATATTCCGCGTACCTCGTATAAGCAGAATGATAGATAGCTTTCCAATCTTTATGTCGCTTGAAGTACACCAAACGAGGCGGAGTAGGCATAGTTCTGCAGACATAAGCGTCTCCCACAATATCCGGGAAAGAGACGGAATCGACACCATATGTGAGTAAATATTTCATCATATTAGGATGCTCAGTTATGTATTCAAGTACGTTATTAATTGTCAAAGAAGTGTGTTTTTTCATTACATAAGTAGCCATACGGAAGAACTTCGTTGCGTCTTCAGGTGTGAAACATGCATGTGCTTGACCTACAAAACGGGCCACTGTTTCAATTTTACGATGTATGCTACGTTCGGGAAAGACAGATGATATAAGCATAGTATCGATAGATTTAACTGGAATTCCAGACATATTAAAGTAACCTAGAAAGTAGATGTTGTCCTTTCGTGATGTTAAGCATGATTTTTCTTTATTTAATTCCATGCCGAAAGTGGACTTTGCAACTCGTGCAAATGCGTCTACATCTAACGGAGTTCTAAGCACTACAACTGAATCGTCGCCGAAGAAGATGTCATTTTCGGGAAATTGACCTGTAACTTGGTATACGCAATAGCGTACTACTATGCCGTTGATAATTGAGTCAATGATGTTAGTCCAACACGATCCAGAAGGAACACCACCCTGCTTGAGAAAACGTTCTCCAGATGCCAGGCGCACGGGTGTGTTTATGAAATAATTAACCACTGTTTGCCAGCGCCTTGATTGTCGCGCGGCTCTCAGTCTTACGTGGTAATGGTTTTCGGCATCTTTGACTGAGGACATGTCGAACATGGTATACAACATATTAAATGCGTCACGAATTAACCATGGTGGTATAGTTTTGTCAAATCCAGACCAGTCGGCCATGAAGAAATAGCAGCCTTCGTGTTGGTTCGCCATTTCATTGATGTAATGCATGCCGCCTCTAGCCATCTCAAGTTGGTAACCGATGACTGGTCGATCGAGGTTCTTAATGTGATCTAACAGAGGATAGAAAAATCGTGCTTCTTCCATGTATACTAACAAGTCGTAGCCCCACGTGGCTCTGATCTTATTCTTGTCGTGTGTGCATACCTGGGCACGAGCGTAAGCAGCGCAGTCGGGTAATTCAAAATTTGCAGAGTAACTTACTTTATGCCAGAAGTCTCTGATCTCTCGTACGACGTTGGGGTCTGCCAGTGCTTCTCCCTTCTTGTAGTATCCACGTGATCGGAAATGTAATCCGGCTGACTTAGATCTTGGTAGGTCAGGATGATTTATCACGGCTTTTAACGTCCAGGGTACGAGTGGAGATGGTGGGACGATGTCTTGTCTCATTGATTCCAAGCTCCAGAAATAAATTGGATTGTCGATTTTTGGTTTGTGAATTCGTTTATATTTAAAAAGATCGGTCTTCAGATCTTCAAGTGATAATTGTGCACGATGATAGTTTGATATCGCGTGATCCAGACGTTCTTGTCCAACCACAAACGAAACCGCCTCTCTAGCTAACTCATCGGGTCTAGGGGCACGAAAGTCCATGCCAAAGCCTGTGCCTGGTGTTAATCGCACAAGTCCTTGAGACACTGGTGGTGGTGTGTCTTGTAAAAAGATAGTTCGATAAGAAACTCGAACATGATAAGGTTGTTCTGAAAAGAACAGTTGATTTGTATCATTACAATCAGACGCATTTTGTAATGTCGCTGATTCCGGACCGAAGTCCGTAGGCGCTGCTTGTAATTTTGTTGGTGTTTTAATCTGATGTGTCATTTGTTTAAAGTTGTTTGTTG